ATCTGTACTAAAGCTAGTAAAGATCCTTCATTCATAGCAAAACTCACCACAGCTCTCATTTATTGGGATGCTGGATTGTCAGCTCATTCTTTCCCAAAGAGTCAACTGGCAGTTAATTCTTTTATTCCTGATAAAACCATAACAAATGTTCTTAATAACTTTTCTGATCGTCTTATTCATTGTCATAAGATTTTGGATAAAAGACTAGGTACTGAATCAACGTACCAACTAGCAACTGAAATACTAGCCAAGCTAGGTAAAAGCTGCAAAGAAGAGCTTAAGAAAGAACGGGAAGCTAGAGAAAGCAAAGACGGAGAGAAAACAACAGGTGAGCCTACCAAAGGCGAACCATCAGACAAAGAAGGTAAACCTAAGACTAGCGAAGAAAAAAGCAAAGAAGGCAAAAATACCAAAGAAGAAGATGAAGAATACAAAATCTTCACAATAAAGCTAAGTGAAGAAGAACTTGAAAAGTATTCTGTCACTATGCCTGAAGAAAGTGAAATGGGTAAAGTTGGTATGAATTTAGAGCCTACACATTCGACTAGAGGTTCTTGGGAATTAACTGATTACGATAAGTTTATTGTGATTAACTATCCTAAAAACTTAGGTGATGCAACGTACTTCCATGTCAATTCTAAATTCTTAACCAATTATGAACTTAGAGCTGGTAACAAACTAGAGACTCAAGAAAACTTTGCACAGCAAGTTAGAAAACTGATCCAAATTAGAGCTAAAGTACAAAGACAGTACGGAGTTAAAAGAGGTAGGCTAGATCAATCTAGATTGTCTCGTATTTGTTTTAATGCTCCTGGTTTTAACGAAAGAGTGTTTAAGAACAGAATAGAAAACAAAACTCTGGATGCTTGTGTTTCAGTATTGGTTGATATGTCAGGTTCAATGTCAGGTGACAAAGCATTTTATGCGTTGGCATCTACATTGCTACTTAATGAAGTATGTACAACTTTAAATCTTCCAGTAGAAATAGTTGGGTTTACTGATGGACGTACTGGTAGATATGAACCAAATCCATTGATGTTTGTCTACAAAGGCTTCTCTGATATGGTTGTACCTTCTGAAAAGATCAAGGAATATTTCAGTGCTAGTAGTAACCACATGTTAGGTAATCCTGATGGTGAGAACATTCTTTGGGCTTTTGATAGATTAGCTAAGAGAAAAGAAAAGAAAAAGCTTTTGATTGTTATGTCCGATGGTAGCCCAGCAGCTTCTAAAGGATTTGATGGATTAGAAGAATTTACAAAAAAAGTAATTCAAGAGATAGAAGCTAGTAAAGCAGTAGATATTTACGGTTTAGGTTTATGTAGTAATTCTGTTACGTATTATTACAAATCTCATAGCGTTGTAAATGACCCTGAACATATACCTAAGAATTTACTTGAACTCATAGAAAGGAAGATAATCAATGTCTGAAACAGAAAAACCAAAGGTAGAAGACCTAGTTAAAAAAGCTTTGAAAGAAGCTTTAGACAAACGTAGACCACCAGCGTCTGACGTACCAACAGTAAGAGAAAAAGAAGGCTTAGAGATGTTGGAAGAAATAGCAGAAGTTATAAGTGTTAGTCTCCCAACTAAAGGTCCAATAAAAGACAATCAAGCTTATTTCTCAGATGTAATAGGCGACCATCTTATTCCAATCAGTGAAGACTTTGGTGTAACAGTTTTTAAAGACTATGAATGGGATGAGCGTATTGCTTCATTTATTCCTAGTATTGATGAAGACTATGTTATTGACAGAGAACTAGCAAGTAACATTCTTATGTCTTGGGAATTGGGTGAGAAAGTTCTTTGTTATGGTCCTACAGGTGCAGGTAAATCTAGTTTAATTGAGCAACTGTGTGCTCTTACAGGCAGACCATTTGTTAGAGTTAACTGTACAGGTGACATGGATTCATCTATGATCTTTGGTCAATTAACAGCTAAAGATGGTTCTACTATCTGGGTAGATGGTGCAGTTACAGAAGCTGTTAAGTACGGTGCTGTGTTTGCTTGGGATGAGTGGGACGTTACACCACCAGAGATTTCTATGGGTCTACAGTGGCTTTTAGAAGACGATGGTAAGCTTTTCTTAAAAGAAATGCCTGGTAGTACCAAAGACAAACAAATCATTCCACATGAGAATTTCAGAATAGTTGCTATTGGTAATACTCAAGGTCAAGGTGATGAATCAGGTGCTCATGCAGGTACTAACGTACAAAACTCAGCAACTCTTGATAGGTTTGGTACAGCAGTTTACATTGATTACTTACATCCATCTATTGAAGAAAAGATGTTGGTTAACAAATGGAAAGACACTGTAACTAAGAAATCTGCTAAAGAACTTGTTAAGTTAGCCAATCTAATCAGACAAGGTTACAAATCTAATCAATTTAGTTTGACTGTATCTCCTAGGTCTTTGTTTAGTATTTGCCGTAAGGTATCTGCTGGATTTAGCTTAAAGAAAGCTTATACATTGGTTTATCTTAATAAACTCAATGACACACAACGTAAAGTAGCTGACGAGCTATTTAACAAAGTTTACGGTAGTTCTACCAAGTAAAGCATAAAACCATATAGCCTTGCCTAATAAGCAGGGCTATTTATTTTGTGTTTTTAACAAAGATAACAATGATAGATAGAAAACTAATCTTAGCAAACGCTCCTAGTAACATTGGAGACCAGGTACACGTTAATCACATAGGCTGCGAAGCAGGTGTAGACAACAAACGTAGACTGTACATCAAGAAAACAGACAAAGGACTAGTAGCCTATTGCCACCACTGTAGCGACAAAGGCTACGCTAAAGATGAGAACAGACTGTCAACGTGGATCAACAAAACAGCAGCAACTAAAGTTGTTAAAGAATATTTTTCTGCTGACAGTTTATGCGACATTAATATCACAGGTAGAGCTTGGTTAAACCAATATTATTGTGATGCTAGTAACAAAAATTGTTTTAATGGCGTTAAGGGTAAAGACTCTGTAGCTTTAACACTGTATGGTCCTGATGAATCTTTGCTAGGTTGGCAGGTACGAAACCTGCTACCTAAAGAAGGTACTCCTAAGTACACAACACATTATGTCAGTGAACTAAGCAATGGTGATCCTGCTTGGTTTAACAGGCTAACAACAAAGACTTTGGTAATTACTGAAGACTATCTTAGTGCTTGGAGAGTGGGGTTTAACACAACACATGCTTCTATGGCGTTACTAAGAACATCTTTGTCAGACAAAGCATTGTTTGACATAGATAGAAGGCATTACGAAACAATCATTATCTGGTTAGATCCAGATGAAGCAGGAAGGAAAGGAGCAACAAAAGTATATGAAAAATTAAATCACTTTTTACCACATGATACAAATATAGTTATATTTGATCTAGACAAAGAACCAAAAGAATGTGCTCCAGCAGAGCTACAAACTATTCTCAACTAAAGGAATCTAATGGATTACGATGTGCTTTATCTTTGCTCTCAAAGCAAAGAGAACTTAGCCAAATACAGACGATACATCAAACCACATGTAGTCGTTAAAGAAACAAACATCATCCTTGACGGGATGGATAAATATCACAAAACATTTCCAACAATCTCTGATTTTAATTGGGACAGTTTTTCTGCATTTCTTATTGCAGACCAAAGCAAACGACTAACTGACGATGCTATTGTTAAGCTTCGTATGACGCTTACAAAAGCAAAAGCGTTTGTTCCACATCATGCACATGAAGAGGTTATCAAGACTCTTATTGAGTTAGATTACTTGGCTCTTATCATGGAAGAGTGTGAGAAAGTTAAAGAAGGTTCTAGTGATCTTGAACATGTTCATATCTTAGCAACTAACGCACTTAAAGATGTAGAAAGGTATATAGAAAAAGATGAGCTGTTTGTATCTGCTGACTTATCTGCTATTGCTGATCGTATCAGCTCTAGCGGTTACGAATGGAGACTTGAAGTTCTCAATCGTTCACTTGGCCCTCTTCGTACAGGTAACTTTATTATTGTTGCAGCTAGGGTTGAAGTAGGTAAGACAACGTTTTTAGCTAGTGAGGTTAGTTACCTTGCACAGCAATTACCTAAAGACAGACCAGTTGTTTGGGTCAACAACGAAGAAGAATCATCAGTTGTATTCTTTAGGATTGTCCAAGCAACACTAGGACAGGAATCAAAAGTAATCATAGCTGACTCAAAGGCAGCTATGGAGAAGTACACCACCCTCATGGGTGGGAACAAAGACAAGATACGTGTTACTAAGGACATGAACAACATCAGAGACTTAGAAACACTGTTCAGAGAAGTTAACCCAGGACTCATAGTATTTGACCAGCTAGACAAAGTAGACGGATTTAAACAAGACGACAGGGAAGACATCAGACTAGGTAAGATTTACAAATGGGCTAGGGAACTAGCTAGATCTTACGGACCAGTCATTGCAGCATCACAACTAAGTGCTACAGCAGTAGACATGAAAGACCCACCATTTATAGGCTTAGATGCTCTCAGAGGCTCTAAGACAGATAAACCAGGTGAGGCTGATGTTGTGATAACCCTAGGTAAATACAAAGAACCTAAGAGTCCTGAAGAAGAGATGATTAGAACCATAAATGTTCCTAAGAACAAATTACCTGGTGGTGGTACTAAGCAAATGGAATCAGAAAGACATGGTCAGTATTTAGTAACGATAGATCCAATTAGAGCGAGGTTTGAATGATTGAAATAAATATTAGTGAATTGTTTTTATGGGTATGGTGTGTTGTAGCTACAGTGTTTGCTTTGTATTTTAGACACCATTGCTTAATGCACAAAATGGTAATAATTACTTTATTGCATGACGAAGAGTCTAGAGAGAAAATAATATCTAACTTTAAAGAATGGAGAAAACAACAATGACTGAAGTAGAAATAAAAGTATTAGCAGATCTTTACAACATTAAAGTTGATTCAAAACTAATTAACTTTGCTATTCAATGTTTTGGTAAAGGGTTTCAAGCTGGTAGAGAGCATCAAGCACAAGTAGATGAAATGAACAATGACGAGTGAAACAAAAATAGACGATTTACTAGACAAAACAACTAAAAAAGGTTTTAAACCTAGTGAACGTTATCGTTTTGGTTGGGTAGATCCCCGAGGATTTTTTACAGGAGAAGTTATGTCTACACTTACAATTTCACAAGAACAAAAAGAAGCAGAGTTATTTCAGAAGTTGCTTGAGACTAAAGTAATAGAGATGGCTGCTGTAGGGAGTAGAGTTACTTGCGTTCCTGCTCCCACTGACACTGACGAAGACATACTCATTCTTACAGATGACGCTAGATTGTTTATGGGTGATGCTATTGAAGCAGGATTTGCTAACTGTGGATTTTATGTAGGCTGCGATTTTATTTCACTAAGAAAAGGAGAGATCAATCTTATAGTAACTGAAGAAAGTAGTTTCTATAACAAATTCATTCTTGCTACTCACGTATGTAAGGCATTAAACTTGCTCGATAAAGAACAGCGAATAACTGTCTTTCAAGCAATTCTTTATGGAAAGGAGTATGGAAAACCATGACCATACCTAGATTTATAGGCATAGATGTCGAGACGACAATGAATGCCAACGAGGATATAGGACTAGCTCATCCTATGCACCCGAACAACTACGTAGTAGCTTTTGGGTACACAGGAGGTACTAGAACACACGTAACTTACAGTAAGGATGATTTTATCAATGCAATGAAGTTGCAAGATAAACAAGACGTTATTTGTGGACACAACATATCCTTTGATTTAATGTATTTGTATAAAGAACATGGTGTTCTTAAGAACATATTACAAAGCTACAGGATATGGGACACACAATTAGCTGAATACATACTAACAGCGCAGCAATCTAAATTCTCAAGCTTAGATGAACTGTGCATCAAGTATGGTTTGCCTATCAAAGATGACAAGATTAAAAAGTATTTTGAAGCTGGTTTAGGTTCTGACAAGATACCTGAGAGTGAGCTAACACCTTACTTGGTACAGGACGTAGACAACGTTGTAGCAATAGCAGAGATACAGTACAAGTTAGCTGTAGAGAGCAACCAACTAAAACTCATAGAGTCTCAGATGGAAGCACTACATGCAACAACAGAGATGATGTTTAACGGTTTACACATAGACCAGAAACGTCTAGACGACTACACAGTGGAAGTGGTTAATGAGTATGTAGAGTGCAAGCTAGACTTAGAAGAGTTAGCAGGTGCAGACATAGAAGACATTAACAGTCCTAAGCAGTGGTCACAGTTGTTCTTTGGTGGAACTAAGAAGATCAAAGTTAAAGAAGAAGTAGGCGTATACAAGAATGGTAAGACCAAGTACAAGCTTATGGACAAAACTTTGACTATCAAGCCATTGATAGCTTATGTTCCAGATCCAGAGAAAGTATCTGAGAAAACAGGACAAGTGTCTGTAGATGATTCCGTGCTTAACGATATGCTTAAACATACCTTTGACAAAAGAGCTATACAGCTTATCGAAGGATTGTTGAAGTACAGGACATTGTCTAAGCAGCTATCTACGTATGTCCAGGGCCTTAGCAAGCATGTTATTAGTAACTTTATACATGGCAAGTTAAACCACACAGCGACAGTCACAGGTAGGTTGTCTTCAACTAATCCTAACCTTCAGAACATTAGTAATAACCCTATAAAGCAGATCTTTACATCTAGGTTTGCAGGTGGTTATATTGTGGAGGTTGACTTTAATCAGCTAGAAGTTGTTGCTCTTGCTCACGTGACTAAAGACAAGCAGCTTATCAAGGACATATCAAGTGGAATTGATATTCACAGTGCTTTGTATGAGTCTATGTTTGGTCGTAAACCAACCAAAGAAGAACGTAAGCCATTCAAATCTAGGACGTTTCAATTGATTTATGGTGCAGGAGCTAAAGCAATCAGCAAACAAGCAGGATGTAGCTTAGATGAGGCTAAGAAGTTTGTAGATGTGTTCTATACACGTTACCCACAAGTAGCAGCTTGGCACACAGACTTTGCAAGAAGAGTAGAAGTAATGTCTCATTATTCTACCGATCCAGCAACAGGTTTAAGAGAGAAAGTTAAATCTTACGTACTACAAACAGAGACTGGAAGAAAGTTTTTGTTTAAAGAGTATCACAGTGATAGTTCTTGGTCTTCTAAGACTTACAATTTTAGTCCAACAGAGATGAAGAATTATCCTATTCAAGGATTAGCTACTGGCGATATAGTACCAATGATGTTGGGAATTATCTTTAGAAAGCTAATAATGAGCAGTGGAGTTTGTATAGTTAACACTATTCATGATTCCATTATGTTTGACGTACATCCAATGCAATTGGATTATTTTTTAGAGGAGATAAGAGAGACACTAAAGAACACACACAAGTATTTTGAGAGTATTTTTGGGACACCTCTGGCTCTGAAGCTCAATGCAGGAGCATCAGTAGGTGATGATTGGTTTAACATGAAAGAATTAACATGAGCATGATGACAGGTACAGTGGAATCAGTATCCACAAAAGATGTAAACACTAAGTTTGGTACTAAACCTACTTACTCGATGAAAGTAAATGGAACTTGGGTTAAGTGTGGTTTCAAAGATCCTAAAGTAGAAGTTGGTTATGAAGTTGAGTTTGACGGTGTTTCTGGTACATATGGCGTAGAGACTAAAGCTGTTAACGTTCTTAGTAAAGGAAGTGGTACACCACCTCCTGCTACTGGAGGAGCTTCTGTAGGCTCTCCTAAAGCTTCTTATGGTGGTTATAAAGAGAAGGTATTTCCTATTCCTGCTTTGCACGGTGATAGAGCTATTATTCGTCAGAATGCTTTAGCTAGAGCTACTGATCTTTATATTGCTGCTAGGGGCGGTAAGCCATTTGATCTAGAAGAAGGTAATCTAGACTTTGTTGTTAGGCTTGCTCGTAAGTTTGAAGCTTATACAGCAGGTGATTTAGATATGGCTGAAGCTATAGCTGAAGCTGGAACACAAGAGTAAGTTTATGGGGAGTTGTTAAGCCAGCACTCAAGGATGTCAATGTAGGAAATTTTCTGGCTTTCTGTCCTACCTAGTTAAAGACCAAATTGAGACTCCCCACCTTTATTAAAACAACCATGAAATTAAAAACATACAAAGTATCGTTTACCTTAACAATAGTAGATGATAAAAACAATTTACCAAACAGTTGGTTACCTAACACTATCTTTGAACAGATCTTTCCCTCAGAGGGAGAATCTGTTGAAGGATTTACATTTACAGAACTAAAGGATGACAATGAAAGCATTGATTGATGGAGACATCATTGTCTACCGCAGTGCAGCATCAACTAAAGACGATGAAGAATCTTGGATAGCTCAATCAAGAGCTGACCAAATGATGCAAGACATCTTAGCTGATACACAAGCAACATCTTACGAAGTTTATCTGACAGGTTCAGGTAACTTCAGAAGAGAGATAGCACCCAGCTACAAGGCTAACAGACCTGACGACAGACCAGTACATTGGCAAGCTGTTAGAGAGTTCCTAGTAACACATCACAAAGCTAAGATTATCAACGGATATGAAGCAGATGATGAGATGGGTATACAACAAGACAAATCAGGTGTATCTACAGTTATATGCAGCATAGACAAAGATCTACTTCAGATCCCAGGTAAACACTATAACTTTGTAAAGAAAGTGTTTCAAGAAGTAACACCAGATCAAGGTCTTAAGTTTCTTTACCTACAAAGTCTTATTGGAGATAGGTCTGACAACATCCTAGGTGTAGCTGGTATAGGACCAGTAAAGGCAGAGCGAGCATTAGCAGAGCTGTTGCCTGAAGAGTGGTACGACAAGTGCCGTGAACTCTATAACGATGACGAAAGATTTCATCTCAATATGAAGTTGTTATACATTTGGCAAAAGCCTAACGATAGTTGGGAACCTCCTAACAAGGAACTAATCAATGATTAAAGACGTAAACATGCAGCATATGACTATGACAGAGTATGTTGCTATAGCAATACTTACTGAAATAGTTAGTAACCCAGCAATAGACAAAGTCATTACAGAAAACAAAGTACTACCTTCAACTGTAGTAGAAACATGCTTTCAATGGGCAGATGTATTTATGAAGGTAAGAGCAAAAAGAACTGGGAACGAGGGGGCGACAGCATCGGCTGGG